CGCTCGTAAACTTTTGGCAAAAACGTATGCTCTGTAACAATGTCCGCTTGCGGCATTTTAAGCAATTCATCTTGCAGCGCCAACACCTTGTCCGGCGTAACTTCCGCAAGGTTAAATTCTTGACCGTAATATACCGGCCCGTCCAGCTTGAGGCCGCAGGAAACGTCAGCGTCAAGGCCGAGCCGGTCTTGTTGTTGATGATCCAAGTGTCCGTGCCCGTGATCGTGTTGCACCAAGACATACCCTGCTGGGATGCGCGTTTCTTTGGCGTAGACGCCTGCGCTGAAGTGATGGTGAATCATTTGTAACCTGCTGTAATAACCCAAGTTGTATTGCCGTCCCAAGTAAATGTTCTAGACATAAAGTTGGTAGCCATAACCAAGTTGAGCGAGCCATCAATTGTGCCAATAACGCCAACGTTATTTGTGCTTAATGTACCCGCCGCATCTTTAACAGTTATGGTCATTCCTTTTGGCGCGGCAGTGGGTAAAATTACTTGTATTGATGCAGTGCTAGTAGTTGTTAAAATAAAATCTTCAACGCCTGTACAGGTATAGTTTGTGTTAACAGTTGCTACTACATATCCATCGGATTTGCCGACAATGTTTCCGCTTGGCCCTGTTCCAACGTGAACAGTATTTTTTTCTGTTAGATTGGTTATAGTGCCAGCAAAATCAACACCGCGATAAGTGTATCCACCCACTGCGCCGCTGTTAATTCCACCACCAACAATATTTCCATCAACCAATACACTTACGCAATTAGATAGATATATTGCATTGCAAAAATTAACGTCGCCGCCTGGGCTTAAATTTCGACTGTTGTAAGAGGCAATTTGATTGCTAGAAATAACACCGTTTTGTGCATTACGCAAGAAAATCGCTGTTCCCAAACCATTGACAAATGAATTTCCATCAATAGTAAAACAAGCAATAGTTGGCTGTGTTCCAACTGGATTTACTGATCCAATTCCTTGATACGCATATAACTGCCCGTTAAACGTATTGTCATTTAACGTGACGTTGACAGCGTAATACCCATTCACAATTGGCGCAAAATAAACGCAGGGGGATAAATATGATGCGCCGTCAAAAAAGTTATTACTGACGCGAATTTGTGAACAAATATTATCTGGCGAAAAGAAAATGTTGTTGGCTGCGTTTCCACCAATGTATGAGTTTCCAATATATAGCCCTTCACAACCAACTACTTGAATTCCGTAAAGATTTCCAGCGTTGCTAGTAGTAAAGTTGACAACTTTGGTTCCCGCATCTGAAGTCACAAATGGCACGGATACTGGGCCGCCGTCAGAACCACCTAAATAAGAGTCGGTAATTTCAACCAAAACGCAATAGTTAACTAAACCAAGTGCAATTCCAGCAATTCCTTCTTGAGCCGCGCTTGAAGCATTTGCATTCCAACAGCCTTGTGCGCTGACACGGTTTATCCGCATAAGCGATCCTTGGTCAATCCGGATTTGGTACGGCATACGCCAAAACCAACAGTCTTCAATTAACGCGCCTTGCCCATTGCCTATGTGGAGGTGAGCGCCGCTGGTTGCTTTATTGGTTAGTGTGGTAAATCCACCTGGCGGTAATGTGCCGTGATAAAACCACATTCCACGAACTGAACCTGACCCAATGTTGGCAAAATAAAGAGTGTCACCATAATCAGCAAATCTTCGCAAAACGGTTTGGTTTACGCCGTCACCAAATAAATGCTGACCCGCCGACCCCGTTAAAGTTGCCGACAGTAGGTAAGTTCCTTCAGGAAAATGAATACTAGCATTTGGGCCAGCAGCAGTCAAACAATTTTGAATGGCAAGTGTGCTATCAGCATTACCAGTTGGATCAGCGCCAAAATCTAAAATTGAAACAAATTCAGTTAATTTTGAATGAACAGTTCTAGCAACAGCACCAACCATTAGCCCATTTGTATCCGCTTGACGAAAACCAACTAACGCGTCGCCCTTGGTAATGTCCGTGGTGTTTGCCAAATCAGTGGCAAATGTAGTTTGGCTTGTGATATCGTTGATACCAACAATATTGTCGTATGTTCCAATCAACACATTTGAAGAGTCTTTTAAAACAAACTTATAGTTGCTGCCTTGGGTTAACCAAACTTCATTTGCTGTGCGACCGGCTGAATCCAAAACAATTGGATTGGTGTTGGGGATTGTTCCAGCATTGGTTGTGTATGTTACCTGCGGCGCGGTTGTCCCTGCTGCGTATGTGTAAAGCAAACCGCCCGTCAAAGGGTTACCGTTATTATCGGAAAATTGCCAACCAGCGCCAGCAAGTGGGGAAAGATTTACTGCCATTTTTTAATCTCCATTTGTTGCAATCCAATTAACAGGATTATACTCTTTCGACGCAAATTCACCACGGCACTCCAATTGCGCTGACGGGGTTTTTATTGGCTTCAATGCGCGATTGCAAATTATTTTCAATTTCAGCAACCTCTAGCTTGTCTTTAACCCAAGCAATGATTTGTTCTTCAGTCAATAATTCATACGCTATAAATGTGTCGCCACGCTCAAAGCCTACTGTGCCGTAAGAACTAGCAGAGTATTCACCATCAATAGCGTCTACGCGCCAATGAGCAGTGGTTACCAAACCATCAGAAGTTTGGCGTTCAAGTTGTGCAATTGTCCAAGTAATTGTCATGCTTGCTCCAAGGCGGTAATGCGGTCGGTTAATGATTCAATGGTTAATAGTGCTTTTTGTAGAGACATAACAGTTATTGCCAAAACAGAACGGTCATAGTAACCCCAAGGCTTTCCTTCTTCTGGAATTGGTGCTGCCTCAGGGCCAATAGCAGCATTTACGTTTTGAGCATAAAAACCTAACTGCCTGTCAGCGCCAAAAGTTTCTTTTTTTTCATCGTTGTAGTACCAATACCCTGGCTCCAACTTTTTAAGCATGGCATCAGGGTTAGTAGGAACACCGTCTTTAATTTTCCATGTTTCATCAGAAACCGATGAAATAACGCCAGTTGCTGAAAATGTTGCTGCGCCAGCACCGTATGCTGGCAGGGTAACAATGCCAGCAGCGTCAATACGCATACGCTCTGAGCCACTTGATGCGGATACAACAAAAATGTCTGCCCCAGCGGAACCTAAAAACGGCCCATTAGCTGTAGTTGAGTTATTTAACTGCAATACAAAATTTTCGGTGTTTCCATCAAAACGAACACGACCACCTCGTACTTGCAATCTTTGCGATGGAGAAACCCCAATTCCCACATTGCCTGAGCTATTAATCCTCATAGACTCCGCACCGCCTTCAGAGAAAGCAATGGTGTCAGCGGCAGGGAAGAAAATACCTGTGTTGGTGTCGCCTGTGGTGGTAATAGCAGGAAGCAATGCTGTTCCCGCTTGAACAGTAGTTACACCTGTAGCCGACAAAGTTGTAAATGCGCCTGTATTGGCTGTAGTAGCGCCTACTGTTCCATTAATATTGATTGACGCAGTGCCAGTCAGATTGGTAACCGTGCCACTGCTTGGCGTACCTAACGCGTCTCCATTAACAACAAAAGCGCCCGCTGTGCCTGTATTAACACCTAAAGCTGTTACAACACCTGTGCCTGTGGTAGTTGTTGCAGGGGCAGCGCCAGCACCACCGCCAAGAACAATAGCGTTTGCGGCCAATGCCGCGCTTGAGGCCCAAGTAGTGCCGCTTGAAAAATAAGGAATACCGCCAGAAGTACCAGCTACAGTTAGCGCTGGGGTAGTTGTAGCTGTAGCTACTGAAATAATACCGCCAGTAAAACTAACAGAAGTAACCGTACCGCCTGTGCCTGTAGCGTTGATGGTAATGGCTGTAGAACCGTTATAGGTTGTGCCTGCGCTAAACGAAACACCTGTACCAGCCGTAAGATTAAACAAACTACCGCCAAGAGCTACGCCGGAAATGGTGCTATTGCTTAAAGCACTATTAGGGATTGCGCTAAAGTTTGTACCTGTAAGGGTTGGTGTATTAGTCCAAGTAGGCGCTGCGTTGCCATTAGATTGAAGAACTTGTCCTGAAGAACCGTAGTTTGTAGCTCCACTAAAGGCTACCGCGCCAGTTGAACGCAACCTAAGGACTTCACCCCTTGTTATAGAACCTGAAGGAGTAACGGCAAAAGTAATGGCTGTTGGTTGGCTTGTAGGGGTGGCTAATGTTTCTAAAAGACTTTGAATAGCGGTTGTATTGGCGTACGTTGTGCCATCACCCGTAGTAGCACCTAATATGCTGATAACAGAAGTGGCTAAGGTTGCGGTGGGGGAGGCAATCGTACCGCCAGCTCTTCTAAATCCAAAGTTATATGTAGTTGAGCCATAACCATCTAAACTAATTGCTGGGACAACCGCCGCCCCCGCGTCTGCTCTTATAGTTAAAAGATTGGTTGAAAAAGCCGACCCAGTGCCAAGCGTTAATTGACCTGAGTCATTGAGCGTAGCAGAGCTATTTTGAATCAGTTTGCCAGTTGTACCGTCATACCGAGCAATTGCTTCATCTGTTGCTGAAGCAGGGCCTACTACGTCGCCACCCAATCCAGTAGCAGAAATTGATATTGACCCCGCACCATTGGTAATTGATACGCCGCTGCCTGCCGTTAAAGTAGCGCGGGTAAATCCTGTGCCATTACCTATGTCCAACGCGCCGTTGGCTGGCGTTGAAGTAAGACCAGTCCCACCGTTAGCCACAGCAAGCGTTCCAGCAACCGTTATAGCGCCTTTTGTGGCAGTTGATGGTGTAAGCCCTGTTGTTCCAAAACTAAGGCTTGTAACTGCTATATCAGCAATATTTGACCATGTTGGAACAGCCGCGCCAGCAGATGTTAAAAGTTGACCCGCTGTCCCCACCGCAGTAAATTTGTACGCTGATCCATCCCCATAAGCAACTGCACCAGCAGTAGGATTTGCAACGCTAAATGTCCCGCCGTTTGAAATATTTAAAATGCCCCCAAGCGTTACAGCGCCCGTAGTTGCTGTTGTTGGCGATAACCCCGTTGCACCGCCTGCGAAAGACAATACGCCAGTATTAGCCAACGTAATGGCGCCAACGCCGTTGGTAACTGAAATGCCAGAACCAGTAGCAAGTGTATTTAAGTCATACCCTGTGCCATTGCCAATTAACAATTGGCCGTTGGTAGGGATGGTGGACAGTCCCGTGCCGCCGTTGATAACTGGCGTAACGCCTAGTCCTTCGCCAGTTATTGTGTACAGGTTGTAAAACCATCTATACCATTCACGCGATACTGCCCCAGTACGCTCGTCAATAATTGGCACTCGCGGGGGAATTATTTGGGTGGTATTTACGTTGGTAGCCATAATCAGGCATTCGTTGGGCTAAGCAACAATTCTGCGCCCATGATGGCTATTTTGTTGGGGTCAGTGCCAGAAATTTCATATACGCGGTCACGCAATTTCAACGTCATACCTAATCGACGCCAAAAGGTTCGGTGACCAAACGCGCCAATTTTTCCAACTGGTGACCAATGCTCATTTGACCATGTGTGACCGCCGTCATCCGACCAACGCAACATGACTTCAGGGTCATAGCCTGGCGCGGCAGGGTAAGCTATGGTCGTTATGTTGTAACCTGTAATATCTTCATCTGGCAGTTCATATTGCCCCAAAGGCAAAAAACTATTTCCTGCTTCAGTGGTCAACATATCGCCGGATTGGGTAACTAAATATGTCTGCTCATATTCAGCTACAATATCCAATCCTGATTCAGTGTCAATATTTTCACTGTCATACGCAGGATACAAATTTAAACCTACGCCTGTTTCACAATCTAATTGTAGGCTGTGATGCGCTGTGCGTTTAAGGTTGTTTGTGCCGGTGGGCAACGCCCGCCATGAGCGTAGCCACTTTTGAATGTCGCCATTGTCGGCGTACACATCTAAATCAAACGTGTAGATGTTGCCGTTTTCAAAATCGCCAACAATGATATTGCCGCCAAAATTGCATTGACAGTTGCTACGGTGCCGTGTAAACGCGCCATCAACAAATCCTGCCCGTTCGTGCCAGGCTTGCGTGGCTACGTCATACACCCAAGTGGCGTTGCCGCTTGGAAAGGTAAGCACATAAAAGGCGTGGCCTTCTTGCTGGTATGTGTAGGCGATAGCGTCCGAAATATTGCCGTATTGAGCAATCGCGTATTCCACCGCATGGGTAGAGATGCGAACGCCAGTGTAGCCATTGGCGCGGTAGACAATGCCCTGCCCACGGGCGTCTGTGCCCAGCCAGAACAAACCGTTGTCCATCTTTGCAATGGTGTACGCCGACGCGCAGCCGATCTCGTTAAACGCGCCTTGGATGCGCTGCAAAGGAAAGTCAGCCGCGCCGGAGTTGTACCAGACCTCAACCGAATCGGTTCCAAACACCCACAATTCTCGGTGGTCAGCAATAAGGCCCACCACGCCGTCTGGAGAGCCTTCAGCGCTTGCAAAGTCTAGCGGGTCAACGGATGTGCCATCCAACAGTTGCGACACCCAAATAAGCTGGCTGTTGGGCTGATTAAAAACAAAGTAGCCATCAAGATACGCAACTGTTACAGCGCCAGCAAAATCAGGGTCGGTAATTCTGGCAAATATGTTAGTGGTTTCGTTGTAAATGTAGCCTTCGGGATTGCAAGCAAAAAATATTTGCGTTCCGTTGTCAGCAATAGACACAGGGCTAGTACCCGATATTGTTCCTAATAGCTGTGGCGTGGCTGTCAAGCTGGTTAGCTTATAGACTTGCTGACCAGACACAACATAAAAATCAGTACCATTAGATTGATGCGCCCATAAACCGCGAATAGGGCCAGTACCTACTGTTTGTAAAAAATTAAGCCCTGGGGCGCGGCTGAGAAATCCTGCTTCTTTACCGCCTTCTGGGATGACTTCTGGAAACAAATTAACCATACGGTTATCCGCAGCGTTAACACTACGGGCAACATACGATGATCCAAGAATCGGTGTTTTCATGTTAAACGTAACTTGGATACCATTTAGTTGTCACAGAATCATAAGTCATCGTCAATGCTCTATTAACAACTGCTGTGCCTGCTACAGCAATATTGTCTGCTGTTGTCCACGTAAATGCGCCGGTTGGAATTAATGTAATCGTGCCGCCACCAATAGAGATTGGTGTTGCTGCGGTGATAGTTACAACGGCTGTTGTTCCAGAAACAAAAGCAATCGGCGTTGTTGGTGCAATAGTTGTTGCACTTGCGATTGTTGGCGCTGCCGCGCTTACCGCGCTAAAGCTACTCAAGGCAAGACTTGTACCTGTGGCTGCACCAATAACTGGCGTAACCAATGTTGGTGAAGTTGCAAATACAGCCGCGCCAGTACCAGTTTCATCAGTCAACGCTGATCTAAGGTTGGCGCTACTTGGCGTAACCAAAAATGTAGCTACACCAGAACCTAAACCAGTGATGCCAGTCGAAACTGGCAAGCCTGTGCAATTGCTTAAATTGCCGCTTGTTGGCGTTCCAAGCGCGGGAGTTACCAATGTCGAATTGGTAAACAGTAGCGCATTGGTAACTTGTTTTGTTGTGCCTCCTTGGACGATAGGCAAAACGTCGGTTGTAGCGGCAGCGGTGGCTACAGGAAGAGCTGAAATTGCAATGGTGGCCATGTTAGTAATTCCCTGCGTAAATGTTAAAGCGTTGACGAGTGGCGACAATAGCGTAAGGCATAGACATCACATCATCTGGATTGTTGATGCGTTTCAAGTTGCGCTTGCTGGTCATGGCAATGCGCTGCACTTGGGGGCTTGGTTCAACGCCAAACTCAGGCGCGATCTCCATCGCCAAGTTGTAGGTGAACGCCCGCAAGTAGCCTGGTGGGAAAAACAAGTCAGTCGCCAAGGTGGCGGGGTTGCTCAATTCTTGCACCGACACAAAGTGCCATTCCAAGTCGCGTGTGGGGCGCGGGTAGATAGCCATTGTGACATTGGGAAACCCCATGTTCACAAAGATCACTTGGGGGTACGTGCTGGTTACGGTCTTGACCGCAATGCCGTTGTACTGCTGCTGGTTGATGAACTTGACGCCAAACGACACGTTCGTGCCAGGGTCACGGAAGTAAGTCGCCTCGTCCAACAGCACGGGACGCAGGCCGATAAAATTGCCGGTAGGGCCAAGTGTGCGGATGTACTCGCCAGCGGGCCACGTAAAAACTTGATCTTGTGTGCAAAAGACAGAAAGCCGTTCAGTGTTCCATGAGTCGATCATCTGGTTCATCGCCATCAAGCTGTCTTGCGACACTGATGCAGAGGTCGTCTCACCTTCGGCCAACACGCCGATCAAACGAAGTGCCCGATTGATTTGATCGCCAGCAGTGTAAACGGCCATCTCAGACTCCTTCGGCTACAGCCTTACGTGTGTATTTGCGCTTGACTTCTAGCGCATTGACCGCTACTTCAGCATCAACTGCTGGTGCGGGTGTTTCAGGATTGTAGCGTGTCCAGCCGTTTGTTTCATCAAACACGGCTTCAAGTTCCATAGTGGCAACTTTGGCCCCGTGGACGGGGTGAGAGAGATAAATGTTCATAAGAAAACGGGGGCCGAAGCCCCCATTTGGTTAGGATGCTACCAATGGAACAGAATACCACTGGGTGGTGGAAGATGCCACCAACAACGAACTGGTAAGGTTTGTAATGCTATACGCACCGTTGGCCGCAACTGCATTGATTGCCCCGCCAGTGGCGGGATAAATATTCAGCGCGCCGGCGGCGGTGTTTTTAACAATAATTACCA